CCCGGCGCTCAGGTATTCAGACAAGGCCTTGATTACTCGGTGCGTCGGGTTTGCTTCTTGGTCTTTAACAATGCTGCGAATGGTGTTCGGATGGATAGCCGTAGCCCGCGCCACCACCGAGATTTTCCGATCCCGTAACGCCGCGCGGATATCTTCAAGCGTCATTCTTTTTTCCTCTTTGTTAAAAAAATTGCATTTCATTGTTGCAATCTATCAGATCGCTTGCTATAGTGCAAACACTGCACGAACGGAATGGCCGACGGTGCAGGTTACAGGAGTGATAGAAATGACTGCTGAAAGAAACACCGCCTACATGTCGGCGATTGTGGACATGTGGGCGCCGCTGCTGGACATGGGTCTGATAACTATTGAAGAGTTCAACCAAAAAATCGTTGATGGCGTCGAATACCTAAAACAGCCAATTCAAAAAGTATTGGAGGACCAATCATGGCAATCAGTCTAAAGCGTAGCAGTCAGCTTGCAAGCGACGGAGTAAAGCTTTTGGTCTATGGGCAGGCTGGCGCAGGAAAAACCTCTCTTATTAAAACACTGCCGTCCCCCGTGGTGTTGTCGGCAGAGGGTGGCTTGCTGTCCATTGCCGATGCAGATGTTCCTTACATTGAAGTCTCAACAATGGATGACCTGCGCGAGGCTTACGCATGGCTGCGTGACAGCGCGGAGTCAAAACAGTTTAAGACCGTGGCGCTTGACAGCATCAGCGAAGTGGCCGAGGTGGTGTTAAACGCAGAAAAGAAAGCCACCAAGGACGGACGTGCAGCATATGGCGAGATGAACACCGTTATGACTGAGCTTATCCGCTCGTTCCGTGATCTGCCGGGCCGTCATGTTTATATGTCCGCCAAGCTGGAGAAGCTACAGGACGAAATGGGTAAAGTCATGTATGGCCCCTCTATGCCAGGCAAAACGCTTTCCCAGGGACTGCCCTACTTTTTTGATGAAGTGCTGGCCCTAAGAGTCGAGAAGGATTCCGAGGGTAATAGCCAGCGGGCGCTAATGTGTGATGGTGATGGTGCATGGCTGGCGAAGGATCGGAGCGGCAAGCTGGCCGCATGGGAAGCGCCGGACTTGGGCGAGATCATTGCGAAGATTGGGGGGCAGAAATGAGCAAGCACACGCCGGGGCCGTGGAAAGTCTGGCACGAATTCGGCCTTTTTCTTTGGGTAGTGGAAGACAAAGGAAGAAAGCGGGAAGGGGATAACCCGAGAATCTGCGGCATAAATTACGATGACATGCTCGAAGATTCTGAGGCAGCAGGCACGTGGCGAGAAGCCAACAGTAAAGGCAAAGCAAATGCGCGCCTTATCGCTGCCGCGCCTGATTTATTGGAGTCATTGCAATGGGCTGTAGACAATCCAGAAGATGCCGCATATTGGCTTACACGAGCACGTCATGCCATCGCCAAAGCCACAGGGGAAACGAAATGAGCCAACCAGAATCCCTGCGCGACCTGTTCGCAGCCCTAGCCATCCCACACTACCTTGCCAACACCACAGACCGTGAAGCAGTTAATGCGGGAATGGAAATCGAAGAGATGGTGGCGGTGCAGTGCTACATGCTGGCCGATGCAATGATGGCGGAAAGGGGGAATTCTTAAAAAATGGCTAACAACAGACTTTATATCCAAGACACAGAAACAAATGAATCAATCTTAGTTGCGAAGTCGTTTGGTGATGGATGGGAGTGGAGAGTAGACCCAGATGAATTGACGAATTGGCTAATGAATAGAGATTGGGCCGGGCAGGATGTAGGAGCTGAACTGACGGCTTTGAAATTTATTACTGAATATGACTCAGGGGCCAGCAAATGATCGAAGCAAAACTGTTTGAGCTTTCTGAAGCATGGCTTCAGGCCAAAGAAGCAGAACGCATGGCAGTGGAAGCCCGCCGAGCGGTTGAAGATGAACTTATCAAAGCCTTCGCCATCGGCGAACAGATGGAAGGCACCTTCAACGCCAAGACGCTCACCGGCCACCAGATCAAAATCACCGGGCGGCTTACCCGCAAGGTTGATGCCGACAAGGTGCAGGAACTAGCCGCCGAGCATGGATTTACCGAGCACCTCAGCAGCCTGTTTCGCTGGAAACCTGAAATTAATATGACGGCGTGGAAGGCCACTTCGCCCGAGATTACCGCAGTGCTGGCCGATGCTGTAACCGTTACCGCTTCCCGTCCCTCTTTTTCAATCACTTTGGAGAACTAAAAAATGGCTTTTCTTGATATCAATTTCGACGAAATTCCGCAATCCTCCGGCGATGGGGAGTTTAAACCTTTGCCAGTTGGATGGTACAGCGCAAAGATTAATAAAGCCGAATTAAAGGCTACCAAGGACGGCACGGGTCAATACATCGCCATTCGTTATGACATTACCGGACCTACGCATCAAGGGCGCGTGGTCTTTGGCAATGTGAATATCAAAAACAAATCGTTTGATGCTGAAAACATTGGCAGAAAACAACTTAATGATATTCGTCTCGCGCTTGGAATTGGGCAGCTTTCAGACACCGATCAACTGGTCGGCGGCAGTTTGCAGATCAAATTGGAGATTAAAGAGGCAACCGACCAATACGCTGCGCGCAACGAGGTAAAAGCGTTCAAATCATCTGGCGATGCAATGCCTATTGCCGCATCGGTGCCGACCTTTTCCAAGCCTGCCGAGGCCAAGGCCACCGGCTCTGCCCCCCCGTGGGCCAAGAAGTAACAGGCAAAAAAATGCCCCTGCCGAGTGGCGGGGGCTAAAGATTTCAACAGAACGGAGATTGCGATGAAAGAATACACCATTTCTCAGTTAATCGACAAACACCACGAAACGCACCAAGAGCCGCCTCGCCCGCACATGGGCGCGTCATTGCTTGGGCATCCATGTGACCGTTATTTGTGGCTGACTTTCAGGTGGGCGGTGGTAGAAAAGTTTCCTGGTCGAATTCTGCGTTTGTTTCGTCGGGGCCATCTCGAAGAACAAACGCTGGTCAGCGATCTTCGGGCAATTGGAATCGACATTCAGCGCACCGGCAAGACGCAAAGCCGCGTCGATTTTGGCGCACATGTATCAGGGTCGGTTGATGGAATCGCTGAATGTGGCGTGCCTTTTGGCGACGGAAAGCGATATGTGGTCGAGTTCAAAACCCATAGCAAAAAGTCTTTTGACGCTTTAGAAGATAACGGCGTCGAACGATCCAAGCCCATGCACTATGCCCAGATGCAAGTTTATATGCTTGGAATGAAGATTGACCGCGCGCTGTACGTCGCAATCTGCAAGGACGATGATCAAATTTGGACGGAACAGATCAAGTTTGATGCCGAAGTCGCTAATTTTCTGGTGGAACGTGGCAAGCGCATAGCCTTGTCTGACCGTATGCCTGAGCCGTTAAGCGCTGATCCGAGCTGGTATCAGTGCAAGTTTTGCCCGGCGCATGAGTTTTGCTTTAAAACAAAAACCACCAAAGAAGTGAATTGCCGCACTTGCGCGCACTCTACCGCTACGCCTGACAGCACATTCACATGTGCCAGGCATGAAAACGAAGCTGTTCCAGTTGATTGGCAACGCAGAGGCTGCGAAGGACACGTCCTGCACCCTGATCTAGTTCCGTGGCAGATCAAGGAAGGCCCGGATGCTATGACTGCGGTTTATGTAATTGACGGTAAAGACGTGGCAAATGGCGAGCCGAATGAAACGACATTTACCAGTAAAGAGATTCTGGCTAACCCTGCCACCTGTGCCAATCCTGATAAGTTTGTGCAGGAAATGCGGGAAATTGGGGGGAGGGTGATTGGGTGATGTTATGATTAACCATTATTTAACGTGAGTAAATCATGGCAAAGAAACACGAATTTCACTCAGAATTTTCAAAGTTGCCAGCCACAGGGCAACGCGCAAGAGAGCTTAGAGAAACTTTATATTTCACAGGTAAAAGATGCACCAAAGGCCACTTATCTCCACGATACGCATCGTCTGGGAATTGCTCTGAATGTATTGCAAAAGCACGCGGGAAAGCTGCTATCAATTCAAGTGGAAAATCAAGCAAACGATCTGCTGCAAATCATTCAGCAGCATTGATTGCTTTGGCAAATGGATATTTGGAATATCTGTCTAATACATCATGTCCACATGGGCATTATCGAAGATATGTAACAACAAATAATTGTATTGATTGTGATGTTTGTTTGCGCGCTAAAAGATCAGAAAAAGCTCGTTGGGCGAGAATCAAAAAAGAGTACGGCTTGACAGAGTTTGACGTTGACCAAATGCTTGAAAAACAAAAATTCCAATGCCCGATATGCGAAACGAACATTCAGGGGGGCTACCACATAGACCATTGTCACGCGACGAACAAAGTTCGAGGCTTACTGTGCCAGAAATGCAATCAAGCAATTGGCCTTTTTAAAGAAAAAGAAGAGATTTTTTATAGAGCTGCAAAATACATAGAGGCTCATCGTGAATCTTAGAGATTATCAATCAAAGGCAATTCAACAGTTATATGGATGGATGAAAAACAATGACGGAAATGTTTGCATGGTACTTCCAACAGGTGCTGGAAAATCAGTAATCATTGCAGAAATCATGCGAAACGCTTTGCAAAATTGGCCTGAAACAAAAGCATTGATGCTTTGCCATCAAAAAGAACTTTTAGAGCAAAACGCCGAGAAGATGCGCCAGCATTGGCCGGGTGCGCCGATGGGGATTTACTCTGCAAGCATTGGGCGGAAAGACTTGGGAGAGCCGATAACGTTTGCCGGGATCCAGTCTATCCGCACTAAGGCTCAGGAGGTCGGGCATATAGACCTGGTGCTGATCGACGAATGCCACCTGGTGAGCCACAACGACGAAGGCGGATACCGC